TGGCACGAAACGTGGTGGTATAGCTGCGCTTCCAGATATACCCGCTGAAAGGCCATCAATGCCTTTAAGCCTGAAGTACGCCAAGGTGTAAGTTTCTGTACTGTCTGGCACAGGCCATAGCGTTATTTTCGTTTCTGTTGCGAGTCTTTGGACGTAGATTTGGGTCGGCCTACCTTGCGTGTTTTTGTTGCTTTGCTGGGCGTAGGTTGAGACGCTGACCCTTTCAAGGTTCGTGTCGGTTTGATTGGTTCCCGTTCCTGTTCGGACTTGATGTTCGATGATATCAATCGTTTCGGAAGGGAGAGTATAAGTCGCAGTCCCCGCTGTAATCGCAAGAGTGCCCGACTCAATAGTGAATAAATTAAGGCCACGGTTTTGCCACTCCAATGTTAAAAGGTTTAAGCTACGTCTGGCCGTTTTTAAATCGTAACCAGAACGCATCTCCATGCCTATGCGCTCATAGGCTTCTTCAAATATATCAGCTAGATCTGGGGTAACTACGGCCATCTATTTTTTCCTATATGCTTTTACTTTACTAGCAACTTTTTTAGGTTGAGCCACATGCTGCTTACCCGCCTTAGTCCCTTTGCGCTTCGCCTTAGTCGTGGCTGCATACTCCTTAGAGCTAAGAGCCTTTATTGCCTTTTCAGGCAAGTACCGTTCACCAGTAGCCTTGGACCCCTGCGTGGATGGCTTGCCACTTTTGGTTGTCCACTTTTGCTTAGTCCAGCTTTTAAGACTTTTCTGTGACTTCTTTAAGGCCATTAGTCTTTATAACCCCCACCAGCTTTTTTGTACCGCTGCGCCAACATTTGCGCTTTTCTTGCAGACCATTGGCCCGGAGCGCCACCCTTACCCCCAGCCTTTATTTGGTTGAAGATTCTTTTTCTTTTCTCTGGCTGAGTATAGTTTCCAGCCTCATTAACACGGCTCTCCTTTACAGAGCCGCCTTTCTTCATTTTTGAAGGACCATCATCAACACGACTAGAAGAACGAATGGCATCAAGATCACGCATATCGTCGCCACTAGCAACAAATCCACCACCCGCCATCTTCTTGGGGTTGGATCTTCCTTTAGTCTTTCTGACGGGCATAGCATCACCTGAAACCTGTTTCCTCATTTGAGCGCGAGAAATCATGAACCCTTTTTCCACTTAGTAGATTTAGACTTTGTTTTGCTAGGACTCCACTTGGCCTTGTCAGCCCAGTATGCCGCAGACATCTTTCCTTTGGAAATGTTCTTGGCATGCCTAGATTTAAACGCTTCGCGCTGCCCAACCGTCTGGTTTGTCTTTACGCCCTGCTGCCCAAAGCGAATAGTCTTAACCTTGTCCCCCTCTTTAGCCACAACGATATGTGACTTCTTTGGGTGATTGGGAGTGCGCTTGGGCTTGTTGAACCCAGACACTCCCGCCCTAGCTAACCGTGGGTCTTTTACAGCCATCTAAACCTATCCATATTTCTTTCTCATGTAGAGAATAATGGTGTAAGTATCCGCACTTGTATGACCAACTGTGGTAAAGTTAATGTCTCCAGTAACACCTGAACCAGCATTATTGGTAAGGCCACCGAAGACAGTGTAATCATGATTTCCACTTTGGTTCTCGCCAAGCTCTATACAAAATGCATCTGTGCTTGCATCCCAAAAGATCTGAACCTTCATGCCAATGCATTGCCACCAAATTCTTTCGATGACAACGCCAGAGCAAGCTGTTCCATCTTGCAACGCAGAAAGAGCGGAGACATCTACTTTTGTTACCGCTGATTCTCCAGTGCCATCTGAAACATTAGTAAACTTCATGACGGCGTTTTGCTTGCCGTCTATGAGAGTTTGAGATGTTACCGCATCTGCCATTTATCAATCCTTTTTCTTTGGTGGACGCCCACGCTTTTTAGGAGGATCCGCGGGAGCGGGTTTTGCCGCCCCCTTACCCATGTTCAACTTGCCCATGCGTCACCTATCACACGGCTGCGCTAAACGGAGTTGCCTCTGTGCCTGTGGCCGCGCCACGGGCAACAACAGAAAACTTGTTTGCTGCTACGTCTTGGATTTCAATAGTGCCACCTAAGATGCCGCCAGTTGTGCTGCCATCAAGCGTGATCGTGTCTGATGCTGCAACAGTCTCAAAGATAGAAGCCGTATTACCGCCATCGTTAGCGACAATCGCTACGCCAGCCATTGTATCGTTAGAGTTTGCAACCTGAATAATGTAGTTGTTAGAAGTAACCGTTGTCTGAACAAAGAAGCGATAAATGTTTCCAGTTCCAGACGCCGCTGGCAATGTGACAGTTGCACCAGATGCAACATTAAGATTCATAGTCCGACCAGCGTTAGATGCCGCAGTCAAAGTAGCGCTCGCGGTGACAGAAACCAAAGAATCTGATCCGCTAATAAATCCAGCAGTTGAGGTCACTGGACCTGAAAAGGTTGTTGAAGCCATTATAATACCCCTTGCACAAGGTTTCGCCCTACAGTCTGTGCAACGTCAGGTGGGGTGTAATCCTGTCTGCAAGGCTAATGTTACCCCATACGCAGAATACTATACTTTTTTTAAAAAAGAAAGGGGCTACCGAAGTAGCCCCAGTTAAACAGGGAGAAAGGTACGAAGAACCTATTCCCTATATAACATAACTTACGCTCCCTGAGAACCGTAAATTCCCAATGGGTCAGAAACACCGAACGAATAACGCTCACGCGCTTTGTAGCGCACGTTACCTGTGTCGAAGTCACCGTCCATAGATGTGTTCATTGGCGTCCGCACAAAGTGCTTCATGCCGTTTGGAACATCTGTAGTGATGAAGAACGCATCTGTATCAGTCAGATAGTGATTTACGCGATAACCCTCTGGGATAGACCCGTTAGAGCGTAGCGCGTTTGTATCGTTATCCGCTGTGCCTGTACGCAATTCTGTTTGCAGCAAACGAGTAGCAACAAACATCAAAGCAGGGGGAACGATTAACTTGCGTGGACGCGCAGCAATCAACAAGCCACGTTCGTCAACGAACGCTGCAATGTCGATAACCGCTTGCTCAAGCGAGGTTTCGTTCAAGTCGGCATCTGTAGATGGGCGGTTAGCATTGTTACCGCCAGCAACAGTTGGATGCGAAGTTGAGAACAATGTTGCCCCGTCACCTGAGTTAAAGGTGTCAAAGCCAGTGTTCAGCAACGATGCTGCCTTAACCTGCTTAGTGTACGCCATAGCGCGAGCTAAAGCCTTTGTGTAACGAGCAGACAGTGAGTCATACAAGTTATCTTCCATCGCTTCTTCAGTGATAGAAAAGCCCATTGCAACCGTTTCGTGGTTGTAACGAGCAACGAAGGACTCCTGCGCGTTGTCGTATGAGATCGCTGAACCTTCTGGTTTTACTGGCGCAGCGCCAAAACCAGATAGCTTTACTTCTTCCTCAAAGCTACGCTCTGAGTTTTCAGTTTCATAGATCTCAGCATGTTCGTTTTCGTACTTTTCGTACTCAAGACCAAACAAGCCGTTAAGACCGGGTAGAAGCTCCTTCAGGAGTTGTGCGCGAGAAATAGCCATATCTCAATCTCCTATGCTGAGCCAGTTGTTGACGAGTGCTGATGGTAATTAAACTTACACACCAGAATCGGATAAGAAGTACCTTTCTCGTCACCCTGATCGCCACCTAGATAGTCGATGATACGAATTGGGTTTTGAGCATCTGTACTTATTTCAGAAATATCCAAAGCAACACGGCTGATATTCAGCGTGGTGTTTGGAGCAGTCTGAACAAGCAAGGTGTTCTTACCGTAGATGTCACCAGTATTAGTTGGCGCACCGTCAGCTTGGATTGTGAATAAAACACTAGGATCATCAACGACATACGCCATTGCATCAGATGCAACTGTTCCAGCGGGCCATTTTTGACTAAATGTTAATTGATTGGTGTTAGGATCTGTATACTTAACACCCATGAAGATTCCAACCATATCGATGGCTGTGGTATCGTCACCAGTTGCGGACTGCTTTTCAATTGTTGTTGCAGTACCTCCATCTACTAACTGAGCAATATCGCCAGTGCAGATGTTGGTGTTGTAACCAGACGCGATTGGGTATTGACGGAACACTTCTTGTGAACCGTTATCTAGTCTGCCAATTGGACGCAGACCAAAGGGAGCAGCAGTTGAAGACATTTGCCTTCTCCTTTTATCTACAATTTATAACAAGGCAAAAAAGTTCTATTGAACTTATCTACCAAACGAAGTGCGCGTTGACCGCTCTGGATTCAGAACAGGCATTCGCGGATCATTTTCCCGCATATAGTTCCTATCAACTGCATCAATTGCGTTTTGCGCTTGATCAAGTTGAGCGTCTATTCGACTTTCAGAAATATCTACAGGTATGCTACAAAGCATCAGACCACCAACTTCTACATTGTCTTTGAACTTTGAATCAATGTCCGTAACAATTTGAAGCTCTGGGTGTTCCTCCAATTTAACAGGTGTGTACCCTTCACGGAATCGGGAAGATACATTGGGGTTATCAGACTGGCCTAGTAAAGAAGTGCGAATCCAACGAAATTTCATTCCATCTCGCGGTTCGGGGGTAGGTAAAGCAGACGGTTTCACCCAAGATCTTTTGCGCTCACCCATTTCACGGGTTTGTGTCGAGCGAGGTTTTCTAGAGTTTGTCATACTAATACCCTTTAAGTTTCATGACTTGCGCCGCATATTGTTTGTTAGTCAATCCCAGCCGTTTGGCGATAGTAGCTGCGGACTGTGTTAGCTTTACCTTGCGTGGATTTTTCGAACTTCTGCTCGCGGGAGCTACCACGTTACCCGCTTGGCGTGTAGGTGAGGTGCTAACACTTACCTCTTCCTCGCCAAATTCCTCTGGAAAGCGACTTTGCATCGCTTCGTCAATACTATCATAGTACAATTTTGACCCTGCGGCAACTCCTGCCTCTAACAGTCTGTCATGTACTCCATAAGCAAACCCAGTCATCTCTTTATTTGGGCCGAACCAAGGGTTTTGATCCACCCATCCAAGATCAGCCTCTGTAGGCTGTGACTTTTGTTGGGCTTGCTGTTGCTGCTGTTGCAACTGCTGTGGGGGAGCAACTTGCTGTCTAGGCGTAGGCTTGTAC